TCCATAAATTACCTTTCCAATGTTTTAGTAAGTTTAAAAATTTTATCATTCATTATGGTTTAGGATATTTTGTTTTAACTGTCTGTCTTTTTTCTTGTAGTTCAGTAAGTGTATCGCCACCATCTAATAATGCGTGAATACAATCTTCGTGTGTTGGATATTCTGATTGTCTATTTCTTTTCCATTCTTCAGCATCATGTTCAGCTTGTAGTTCATCTAATTTAGTTTGTATTTGTTCAGTTGGTATTGGGTTGCCTTTATGCCAAATGATATTATTTATATCTTCATTATTTACAGATACCTCTACATTTGGATTTATTGATAATATTGCATCTATTATATTAATTTTCATTAGCTTGATAACTCCATTACTTGCATCGCTGATGCTGTGTTTGATCTTTCATCAGTTGCACCATAAGAACTATTTATAGTTACATATCCTGTATCACTTCCTTTAGTGACTTGAAATTTATAAGCAACATTTGATGTTGTATTAGGCGAGTCTAGATATTGATAAGAAACTATATTTTGTGTGTGGTCACCATCATTACTTCTGTCGCAATTTCCAAATAAATGTTCATGTCCTTGTGCAGAATCTCCTGTCATTAAATTTGTATCACTTCCACCAACAGTTTTTATTAAACTTCCCATTGCTCTTTGGTTTGTTCCACTTGATTGAAAACTTCCAAATGAAACTGTTATTAAAAATTTACTTGATGTACTTGCTGGAGTAATTCCTGTAATTTCAAATCCTGTAATATCAACAAGTGATGATGAGTTAGTAGTAAATTTATCAGTTTTTGTATCTTGATATATTGCTAAAACTTTACCACCACCAGCACCACTAACTGTGCCCGAAAATGCAAATGTATCTGCTAAATTTAATCCCTCTGCTTGTAATTTTATTAATGGCATAATTTATACTCCTAATAATGCTTGTATCTCATCATCGTCTAAACCTAAATCTTTTAATTTTTGTTTTCCTGATGTTTTTTTAGTTTCTTTATCTGTTTGTGTTGTATCAAAATCAGATTGTAATTGTGATAAACCATCAATACATTCTTGTTCAGTAGGTTTTGTTTTACTGTTATCATGTATAATTAGATTTGCATAAATTTTATTTTTAGCATCACTCCAACCAAACCATTGTCCATTGTGTAATGAAACTAAATAATCTTCTATGTGATTTGGTCTGCCATTAATTTCCATTTTACGTTTCTCCTAATTTTATAAATCTAACAAATGTATGATCATAGTCTGTAGCACCTACAGTTGTTGTAGCTGAATCTTCTACTGCTATTCTAAATCTAACTTTCATATTTGTAGTATCTGTTATGTCAAGCATAGCACCTGTAGAAAGTGTTGTGTAAGTTGGATTTGATACATTTTTTATAAACGAATAATTAGTTGCCATATTACCATAACTAGAATTATTACTTGTAGCGTGAATTTCTACACCACAATATTGACTATCTCCATTTAAGTACCATTGAGCATTAAATATTATTTGGTAAATTCCTGTAGATGGAAATGAAAATACACCAGAACTTTCTGTCATTTGAAAGCCATAGTAACCAAAAGAAGGTGCTGGATTATCGTTTCTTTCCCAATTTGAAGCTATAGGATTTGCACTACCTGTAAATGATGAATTAACTCTCCAATTATCTACCATTGTAATTCCACCACCAGCATCAGCAAACTGTGTATGTGCTATTGCTGTTGCACCACTCCCTGTTAAACTTGTAACTTTTATAACTTTATCTGCTGTTGGCGAGTTGCTTGGTAATTGGATTGTATAGCTTTGAGCTGAACTATGGTCAGGGCTTTCTAATGCTACTCCATGACTTCCAGCAGAGCAAAGTAATCCTAATCTTCCATTTGCAGAACCATCGCCTTTAATATCCAATCCTGTTCCTGTATATCCTGAACCTGATGATACAAAATTTGTTTTTGCTTTTGTAATAGCTTGATCTGAAACTGTAGTTGCTACACCTACGTCTAATACATTTCCATATACCATAATGAAGTCAATGCTATCAGATGAAGATAAAGTTCCTGATGATGGTAAAAAAGTAATTGTTGAGCCTGATACTGAAAAAGAAGTATTTGGTGCTTGAATTACACCATTGAGTGATACCAGCATATGATTAGCACTCTCAGGGCTAAAATTAACTGAATTATGTTGTAGAGTATAGGAGTTCGTTGCAGATGTTGTAATAGCATCTAGCTTAATAAAGTTTCCAACAGTAGGTGTCTTTCCAATATAAGACAATGTGAACTCCTATAATTTATTCTTTTGGATTATCTGATTTTACACCAGCAATCCTAGTTTTCCAAGCTTCTATATCATGGTAAATTTCATCTAATTGATCGTTCCATGAACCATAAGCTTGTCGTCTTGTTGCATCTACAGTAGCATTACTTTCAGCAGTATTACCAGCAGTTTCATAACTGTCTAATTGTGCTGAAGTAGGTTGTGCAATATCTAAATTCCATTCTTTGATATATGCACCATTACCATCACTATCGTCTTGCAACTTGACATCTATTGTAAAATCTACATTGCTAACTCCATTAGCTTCGCAATATAATTTAATTTTTGTACTTAATTGTGCCATAGTTTTACCTCCTTAATCTATTAATTTATATCCAGCAAATTCCACATATTGGAAAGTACCTGATGATCCTATAATTGTACGACCGCTTGAAGTAACAATGGTATAAGGAATTACATAATCTCCATTTGCAAGATCAAAAACTCCAACTGCTACTGCTGTTGGCCAATAAATATTAGAAAAACCCATTCTCGTTCTGTGTGTTTGTTGTAAAGCATTACTACTATTATATTTTCTTAGTTCAGCACCAAAATAATTTCCTGTACTTGAAAAATTAGTGTCAGCATCTAGTGAGGCTCTAAAAAATATATAATATTTTCCAGCATTAGTAGAATCCATAGTAAATTTTCCTGTTGATGTATTAAATAAACTTCCTGTATCTAAAGTTTCTTGGTTACAAACAATAGCAGTATGTGTTCCATCTGATAACGATACGTCTGATGAAACACTTGCTTGGAAATATGGTTTATTATTTCCACCAATACTTGCACCATTTTGTTGTAGTGTTCCTGTAAAGTTGTACGCATCTGTTAAGTCCATACTCTCTGCTATAATTTTACTAAATGACATATTATACTCCTATTAATTTAAACCCACCGAATCTTGTCACAGCACCTTGATCTATATGACCAAGATTTAAACTGCCACCTGAATCTTGTTTAACAATATGATTAATAGTATCTCCAGCAGATACATTTACCATACCCTCTACTGAGACGTGTTCATAATATCTTTGAGCATGCCAAGATGCTAAAGTTCTTGTGCCATTAACAGCTATTATACTTAAAACAGGGTCAAAATCTGATGCTGTATCTATTCTAACTGTACCAAAAACATAATATTTCCCAGCCTGACCTGACGGAACTGTAAAAGTATTTGATGCAAAAGCACTATTAGAATCAACAACCTCTGTATCGTATGTAACTGTTGTATAAGTGGAGTTTGATATAGATTGAACTGCTGATTTAGTTACAAACCAAGCTGGAGTGTTAGTTCCACCAATCCCTGATGTAAAATTAGCTTTAGTCATTTTTCGTAAAGCTGACGCAGATGTATCGTGAATAATAATTGTATCATCATCAGCAATAGAAGTTTCAGCAGTTTGTCCTGTAATTGAATCAGTAGTTAATTGAGAACTGCCAACACTATTTGCAGATGGATTTACTGTTTGACCTACAACATTCAAATAATGAACTTCTACAATATCAGATGAAACTAATGTGCCACCCAAAGTTAAAGTTTTATTTCCTGTTCCACCTACTGAATAAGTTGTGCTATCTTGTTTTACAAAATTTACAAAAACTACAATATCGTTTTCTGAAGATATATCGTGAGTAAGAGTGACAGTTGTTCCTGTAGTAGAAGTAAATCTATCTAATAAGCCACTTGTGAAATTTGCTTTTGGTGGAAGTCCAATGTAAGCCATTTAAACTCCTATGTAATTTCTAATATTGATAATGTCGCATCTATTTTAGCTGATACTGAACAATCTATTTTAATAATATCAGTTGCTTGAACAACAACCTTACCACCTGTTAATAATTCTAAAGATGACCCAGCAGGAATAGTTACATCTTTTGCTAATAAAACTGTTTCATTTGTTTCTGTGTCTGATGTATCTGATACTAATTGTACATCTGCTGTAACAGATGTTGTGTGAATATTACAAAGAACTAATCCAATGACTACTGTGGTTGTAGAATTTGGGCAAGTATATAGTGTAAGAGGCGACCCAGCCGATGAGGGCATTGCACCATTCGTTTTAACCTTAAAAGTATTTGCCATGTGTTCTCCTTATCCTAAAGCTATTGCAAGTGGCAAAGCATTAGGGTCTGTTTCAGATATAGTACCTGTGACCGATGCTGTACTTGTTATTGCGTTTGATGTTATATTAATACTAAATAATTCTATGTTGTCTGAGCCATCATTTATTTTAATTTTTAAAAATCCTGATGTGCCATTATCAACCCAAATAGTTCCAGCAGATACAGTTGATGGTGCTGAACTTCCTACATGACTTGTATTTAAAGCAGTTAATGTACTGTTTAAATTTGATCTAAAACTTGCAAAACTAGTGTTATCTAAAGTTATTTGTGATACTTGACTCATATATTCCTTTTAATTTATTTTTATTAAGATTTCAAGCCATGTCCTACAACTTGATAATCAAAAGTTCTACTAACTCCAACATTACTACTATTATAAAACCTTATTGTAAAGCCTGTTTTAGACTTACTTGTCAATTCGTAATAGTCTCCTGTTTGTAGCCCTTGAGCCGATATTCCTATTGATGGAGTTGCAAAAAAAGAATTTACAAAACTAATCGCTGTACCTGAAGCACTAGCAACCACATCTTGATTAGCTTCTGTTCTTTTTTCCATGTTTAATTTTATTTCTAATGTATGAACTTTTGCTTTAACTTTATTGTTATCACTTGTAATTTTACATCTAAATTTAAAAAATCTACCTTTTATTGTGCTTTGTTGTGCTATTTTTCTAAAGGTTGTAATATTTGCTAGGCTTGTATCATCTGCTCCAACTTGTATTTCTGCTCCACATTGTATTTCAGGAGAACCATCATAAGGTGCTTTAGCATCATCATGCAAAGTTGCTCCTCTACCTGAATCGTGTAAATCATATTCATCTTCTGAACTCATACCAACAATAGCATTTAAATTAGCATCATAAATAGCATCTAAAGAAAGAGTATTAGAAAATGTGTAAAAACCTGATGATTGAACATTTGAATTAAAATTTGTAGGATTAGATGTAGAATCTGTGCCACCTAAATCAAATAAACCCTCAGGAGATTCAAAATTACCTACTGTACTGTCAAATTTAGTAATAGTATCTAAAATCAAAACTTTTCTGCCAATACTATCTTCTGATATTGCAACATTACTATCTCTTGTTCCTAAAAAATCTGCCATTATTCACTCAATGTTAATATATTTTGAAAATTTTGTAAGCCTGAAATATTTGTTGATACTATAGAAGCTTCTGCACTAGAATTTCCTAATTTATCAACTGCTTTTATACAGTAACTACCAACTTGTGCATTTACAACTAAACTATTTGATTTTCTTCTAACAACTTTTGCAATAGGAGAACTTTGATTCCAAGTAGCACCACTTAAAACATTTTGGAATCTTATTTCGTACCAAGATATATCTAAATCAGTAACAGGTGTCCAAGATAACTCCATTTGATTTGAGCCAACCATTGATACTGACAAGTCATCCACATTGTTGGGAATTTCTGTTGCACCAATTATTTTTCTTGAAGCAGATACAAAACTTGAAGATACACCAAAACTATTTATAGCTTTTACTCTAACATCATAAGTCACATCATCTACAGCATTTAATAACTCATGTCTTAATTGTGTACCATTTGATATTATTTTAAAATTAGACTCTGTGCTTTGTTTTGCTTCTACTTGATAAAATTGAACAAATTTATCTGTGCTTGGAGATATAACTATATTTAATCTAGTTAATACAACACCATCTGCATATTCAATCATTTCATCTGATAATGTTAAACTTGCTGGTGGTTGAATAGTAAAAGGATTTGGTAAAGTAGTTGTTGGTGTACTTGCTACCTGACCCTTTGTTGCAAATGTATAGAAGCTATCTTGATGCTCTACTAATTGTAAAGATATTGTGTAATCTTCATTAAATGTGATTGATAAAACTCTAAAAGCTTTTGTAGTAAATCCAACACTTGATAAAGTAATATTTACAATATCTCCTATGTGAAGTTCATATGCTCTAAATCCACAAGTAATGTTAAGACCTAAACTTTCTCTTGATCTTCTTAATATAATCTCAGCCATTTCTTCAGCTTGGTATGGAGAAGTTATTGTTTTAAAATCAAATCTTCCCTCTAGTAAAAAACCACCATCTGCTGTTTTCATTGTTGCGTGTTTATCTGCTGTTGCATATCCACTATCATCTACAGCTGGGTACTGAATTTCATCTACTTGGAAGTTTCTATCAGGATTAATAAATGAACAAATAACTCTGTTGTATTTAGAATTTTTAGATGGAGATGCTAAATTATATCCACCAATAATATCATCTTCTGTAAGAGATACTGAAGCTGTGCCTGTTGTTTCAATAACTAATTTATATTTACCCTGAACATATGGAAGATAACCTCTCATACCTTTTACAAGTTCTCTAACATTATCAATAACTTTTCTTGATGTATCTATTACAGCATTAGTATCAAAAATATTTATATTACTACCACCTGAAAATGGTGTAACTTGTGTTATACAAACTTGTGAAGCATCTCTAAAACTTTGTAAATCTAAACTTGATGTGGCTAAACCTTTTCCATATCTTTCATTTCTTAAATAATCTAATAAACAAAATGCTGGATTTGTAGAAAATGTAGGAGATGATTCATTTAAACTTGAATCTAAAGTGACTATTTTTTTTCCTTTTACTTTTGCTTGTACTACAGGTATTCCACCAAACACATCAGGATTCCATTTAAATTTTAACGCAAGATAACAAAGTCCACTAAGTTTGTGTGATGACCCCCAAGATGATAACTGAGATAATAATGAAGATGCACTTTGTCCATCACTTCCAAAGTGTGGCTCTATTGTGATTGTACTTTCTGCTGATGACCCCTCTACATTTGGGTCTGCTTTAAAAAAATTAGAATCTGAACTTGCAACACTTCTTTGTGTATTGTCTGTTAATGCTCCATCAAAAGTGACTACTTTATCATCAACTCTTATTTCCTCTATTGAGTTTATTTCTCCCTCTGACAATACCAAAGCAACATATAAAAACTCATTATCTGTGCCTGATGTTTCTATAAATACTCTAGTACCACCTACAAGTCTTTCTCCATATATTACAGGTATGTTTGAATTATTTGATTGTTTATTAAGTAGTATTCCTCGTTCTTGTTGTTCAAAATCATTAGTTCCAAAGTCAGGTACTTCAGGTGGTTTCATAGATCGCATAAATAACCAACCAACAGCAAATACACCTAAAGCTACAAATGGATTTATATTACTTAAAAATTTACTAAATTTAACAACTTTAGAAACTGATTTAGCAACTCCTACTACAGCTTTTACTACTCCACCCATAACCAACTATCCTTTGTTGTTTGCTTCATAACTTTTCTTATTTTGTTATTACTATTTAATCTTGCCCAATGTATTGTTTTATTTAATCCTAATGTTTTTGTTGCATTATTTTTTAACCAACTCATAATATTTTTAATATTTTTTGTTGCTATAAAATCAATATGCAACATAATATCTCCACATTTCCAATTATCAATAATACCTGTATGTAAAAAATTATTCTCTGTTTGTTGATTTACATATGCCCAATTTGTAAATCCATATATTTCTTTATCTTTAAATATTTTGTATTGATTGTAATTAATAGATTCTTCTATGTGATAATATAATTCTTCATATGAATTGTTTTTGTATCTATTAAATGATTTGTAAAATTTTATAATCTCGTCAAATGTTGTCATTATTTTCTACCCCACTTAATATCTAATACTGTTTGTGAACTAAAATCCATACCAACATCTGTACTAAAAAATCTTTGTTGTGAACTGTTGTTTGTTTTTCTACCAGACTTTTTTTCAAAATCTGCCCAATGAGATACCACAGTAAGCTGAACATTAGACTCTGTTTCAGACTCAGCAATATCAAATGTATCTATGTTTCCTGAGTATAATAATATTGGGTCTGCTATAATAGAATTGTTTGAGTCTAATAATCCTCTAAAAATAATGACAGAATCATTGACTATATTCTCATTTAAAACTGTAGATATAAATGTTTGATCTGCACCTGATAATACCAAATTTAAAGATACTTTTGTAATATCAGTTTGTTCTTCAAATTGTGGTAAAGATACTAAAAATGGAGAAGCTGTGTAAGTTACACTAGAGCCTGAAATTGATGAAATTAAATCAAAGCTATTATCAGTAAGATTTACAGGTGTTGAAAAACCAATAGTAAGTAAATGAAATGGTACTATCTCATTTGTTAATAATTCGTTTTTTACTGCTGTTGTTAATGTTCTCGCCATGTTCCTCGTAATATGTTCTAGTTATGCTTTCTGTACCTTTTATCATGGTAAAATTAAATTTACTATCAGGTTTTTTATAATCCTTTAAATCATTTAAATTTGTATCTATTTGATCTTCATTAACAATAGCTGTAGCTTCAAAGTCTGCACTAATTAAATGTGTAATCTTGTATTTTTTCATTAAAGAGTTTCTTCAACATCCAACTCAAATTGATATAAAACATTACCATCTTTGTCTGCTCCAACTCCACCAAATTCTTGCATATCGTTTGTTAAATGAACAGTAAAAGTTCCTGTCATGCCATCAACTGCAATAGTTGTATCTCCTACTGCGTGGACACCATTAACTAATACTGTTCCACTTACATTACCTCTTGCATCCTCTATTTCAGGTGGAATTATTGTAAAGTTTTCTTTTCTTGATCTTTGCTTCATAATAAAAGCCATTAGTTCTCCATAAACATCTGATCTTTTTGCTACAATTATTCTAGCTGTAAAACTAAATCTTTGATTGCCAACTTGTCTTGATAATTTTTTACCTGATATAGATTTTGATATTAAAGTATCTTGTGTTGATCTGATACCTAATGTTTCAAATTTTGCAGTTGATATTGGAAATGCACCAGCCATTATATTAACTCTCCTCTACCTTTTTCAGCCAAAGCACTATTTATAATAGATGATATTGTTCCTCTGTTTTCTATAAGTGCTTGGTCAAATCCTCTTGAATCTATTGTGTTGATTGTAAAGTTCACATTTACTGCACCATTACCTGTACCTCTAGCTGATTGTGTTATTTGACCTGATGAGTTTGGTATAAACATTTCAGCACCTTGTTCTCCTACAATAGTTGGCTGTCCTTTTCTTACAGCACCACCTGAAGCAAATAACTTAAATCCACTACCACCACTACCACCACCCATAGCCATAAGTAAAGCTTGAAGCATAACTTGTTTTTGTTTTTCTTTAGTGATGTTTTTTTCCATTTTAAGTTTGTCTGTGTCTTGTTTAAATATTTTATCAATAATAAATTTTTCTATTGTAAGTAAAGCAATTCTCTCAATCATTTTAGCAACAATATCTACTAACAATCCTTGTGCTAATTCTTTAAATGATTTGTTTATTGATTTACCTAATACTAAAGCTTCTGCTAGTGTTCTTGAAAAACTTGATGTAGCACCTGTAATAGATTCAAAAATAGTGTCAGTAATACTAAAAGATGCGTTATGTTCTCTTAATTTTTCTCCAACTGATCTTAAAATATCATTCTGCTCTTTGTGTTTTTCTACACCTTTATTAATCAATTCGTTAAATTCTAATCTTTTTTTATTTTTCTCTGATAAAATAAATAGTTCTAATTTATCCTCTTTATCTTTTGCTTTTTGTATAGCTTTTCTTACTTTATCTACATCTACTAAAACTTCTTTTTGTTTTGAAAGTGAAATATTTATTTTGTTTTGTTCTTCAAGAATACGACCCATTCTTTCAAATCGTTCTTTTTCTAATTCAGCTATTTCTCTTTGTAATTGTCTTTGTGCTTTTGTAACAATATTAAATTCTAATGCTTTTGGTAATATTTTATTTACAAGGCTAACTAAACTTTCATAAGCATCTGTCAATAATGCTGTTGCTTTTGCTAAACCTTTAATACCACCAGATAATACTTTTACTGCACCTGTTAAAACAAATCCTATTGCATCAGCTATATCGTTAAATGTATCTTGATTTTCTTTTATAAAATCATCTAAATCTTTAAATTCTTTTTTAATTGCATCAAAGAAATCTGCATCTGCAACTCTCTTTTTAAAATTAAATAAACTATCTCCAAGCATAGATAGTACACCTGTAAATGTGTTTGCAAGTTCATCTGTTGCACCACCAAATTTACCACCTTTTCCAAATACTTTTTCAAATGCTTTTATTGTATCTTCTGCTGATACAGTTGCTCCAGCTTTAAAGCCAAGCATATCTCTAACACCTTTTTCTCTAAAAATATCTGCTGAAGCTATACCACCAGCAAATGCTCTTTGTATTTGTTCAGCAGTTGTTTGAAAATCAATTCCTGTGACCGATGCAACATTACCTGTAATCTCTAATATCTTTGATAATCTATTTGCATCTCCAGCTACAACAGCCAAGTTTCCTGATGCGTTTTGTATTTGCTCTAAAGAAAAAGGAACTTTAGATGCAAATTTTGCCATTACATCAAATGCTTTTGCTCCCTCTTGTGTGCTTCCAAATAATTGTTTTAATCTTACTTGTAAATCCTCAACATTTTTACCAACATTAACAAATGATTTTACTACAAGACCAGCACCAATACCAACTATCGCACCTTTGACAGATATAACTGAGTCTTTAAGTTTTTGTAATCTACCTCTTATACCATTAAAGGCTTGTTTTGTTTTATCCTTTGCTAGTATATTAATTTTAAGGTTTTGTGCCATTATTTGTGCCTTGCTTTTATCATAGCTTGTTCTCGTTCTTCAGCTTCATTATAGAGATAACCAAGCCAATGATTATACTCCCAAACTTCCATTTTTAAAAGTTCAGATAAAGGTATTTTTAACCTATCGGCTACTATAAGTAAATTTTTTAATTCAGGTGTAGATTTTAGTTTTTTTTTACTTCTTCAGGTGTGATTGCTTGTACCATAGCTGTGGCTATTCTTGAAAGTACATCAGAATCTACTTTGTGCATTAAAGCAAGTTTATCTTCTAAAGTAAATAATTTGTTACCATCTTTATCAATAGCTTTCATTACTACTATATCAGCAAGAATACTAACATCGTTTAAATTATCTGATTTTTTAAATAATTTATTTTTTTCAGATAAGTTCATTGGATTCCAATATATAACACTTGGCTTACCAGCTTCATCTTTCCATTCTTCTACTTCTATGTGTTGAACACCTAGAGACTCAAAATGAGATTTTGCAGAATCTATTAACTTCATAAAGTCTTATTAGACAGTACCTCTAGTTAATGCTCCTGTACCTTGAAATGTAACTGATCTTGTAACTACTGCATCCATACCATTAGTAACTGACATTCCTGTAACAATACCTGACCCTGTAAAACTTTCATCTCCTGAAGTTGCACCCTCAGGCAATAAGATAAAAGCAATAGAACTTCCAGCAGTTAGTGTTTGTTGTGGAGAGTCACTTTCATCATAACTCATTTCAAGAGTTCCTGAAAATGATGTTCTACCAGCTAAAAATGATTTTGTAGCATCTGATAATTCAGTATCTTCTACAACATCAGCAGTAGTTTCTAATGTAAAACCTGTAATCTCTCCGATTGCAGTTCCACCAGCTTTAACTACTCCTTCTTTTCCATGATGTGTTGCCATTTTTTATTTTCCTTTTTACTTGTTGATGTATTTTCTTTTTCTTGCTTCCAACCTAAAGCTAAAAAATTATCAAGCTGAGTTTCATTAATACTCATTTCATGCCCATCTTTATATAATTTAATATCTTTAGCCATACGTTCTTTTATTAGTTTTCTTCTTCTTCGTCAATATCTTCGTCATCTATATCTTCACTATCAAAATCTTCTTCAGAGTCATCTTCCCATTTTTCATCTTCGTCATCTCTTAAATCAGCTAACAAATCTTTGACTTCTTCACACATAATAGATTCTTTGTCATGCAACTTTTCTATTGCATCTATTTTCTTTT